TGATGTGATGATGATGGTTCCGTCCTCAGCACGGGTTGAGGTAAGAACGTCAACACCAACTGACACATTGTCTAAGACCCCTTCTTTGGCGAGTTGCAAGGCTTCGTTTCCTGCAACGGTGTCCGCGATCTTGGCGCTGAACATCATGCCTTCAGGGGTTTCGGTGCGTGAAGTCACAAGTCCGACGGGTTGCGACGAGTCGTGATACATAAACAGTTTTGGTGCTTTGCCGTCAACGGGAAGTGAGCCTGGCGCGAACTGCACCGAGGTCCCATCCGAGACAGTTGCGGAAACGCCATAAGGCGCGGCCACACCCGAAATTGTGCGTGTCGGTGCTTCACCAGCGGCGGCTTCAACATCAACTGCAAAACCTGCGGACAGAGTTAGTTTCATGAATTCGTCTCCTCAATAGTTTCTGTCATGTCGGGAGTTTCGGTCATCATTTCGTCTTTCATTAAAGAACCTAAGTAGGAGTCAATATCAAACTTCACCATTGTGCCACGGGGCAAAACATTGTTGCCTGAGAGCGTCTGAGACACGCAATCTAAAAACTGACGTGCCCCAAATAATAAAAGATCCTCACGGGCACCAGCCGAGGTCGTGTATTGGTATGAGCCAATGTCAAAACCAGCCAAGTAAAACGGGATGTTTCCGAGGCGACACATCTCTTTTCCGCTGAAGTCTGCCGACTCAATCATCAACATGTTGTCCGGTAGCGCCTTAGTTTCCTCGTACTTAAGGAACTCGTTAAGTGCAGCAGTTTGGTTATTGACGCGAGCAGAGTTAAACGAAGTAGCAAGGTCGGCAAGTTCTTGGGCCGACAGGGGCTCGCCGCCAGTCTGCATCAGCACACCGGATGGTAAGAGGCTTTCCGCGTTGCGATAACGGCTGGCTTCGACACGAAGCGCAGTTTCAATAGCGGTTTGCGACGTGTAAATGATTCCTTGAACGGGACTAATGAACTGGACAAGATCGTTCGGGTCAAGCATCCCGCCTTGGAAATACACTTCGTTAGAAGGTGCATAAAACACTGGACCCGTCTGGTCCTGACAGGTAACGGAGCCCGCTGGCAAACGCGTAAACGATGCAGGGAAACCGTCAGCGGTGCGACTGGTTATAAACCAAAACGCTCGGCCGTAATAGAAAAGATCGTCCAGCGTCCAAGCCATGATCGTGGCGTAAGGGATCGTGGGGTCGGGTTGACGCAACCATGAACGCGGTGCGATATAGACGCATTCCATTTCTTTTTCGGTGTCATCCCAAATCTCGTTATACATTTCCAGTTTGGTAGATGAGATCACCGAGGCGAGAAGGTCACGCGCTCGACTTAATGTCGGGATGCTGTTGGCGCGGTTGCGGGCGTCGCCTTCGTAATACGCGAAATACTGACCGATGAAATTGACGCCTTGGTTGGACTGGTATGTCCCGTACGATCCAGCGGCGGCGGCTTTATGGGATTCGTTAACGGGGCTGACCGCTGCTTTGGTCACTTGTTTTGAGAATATGCCCACAGTTAGTTCCGATCGTTAAAGGTGTGATGGGCAAGCCCGACACCTGCCCACCACACACCCACAATAGTTCAACTGACCACCATCATGGGTTTAGCCCGATTCTGATACTTGCTAGAGAGCGCGATACCCCACACTGCACACTTCGCCAACTCAATGGGTCCTGGACTCGATTTGTGGCTGAGCGTAACTCCCATTCCCGTCTTAATCATGACGGCGCGGTTCATATGTTCCGACAAAGTGAGTTGCCCCAAATGCTTGACGCGGCCCTCCAAAATCATCTTTTGCGCAAGACCCGTGAACTTGATCAACTCCGCCTGACCCACCACAGTCATACGACGACGCAAACTTAAAGGCGCATGGATTTCTAATGTCGGGGTGATAGCCAGGGCAACAAGTTTGTCGGCCATGACTCGATCAACTTCGGCCCACATAGACGCTTCGTTATCCACGATGAACTCCACAAACGTGGTAACAACACTATCAACCATTGACGACCTGACACCCACATAACGATTTGTGTCCATTGACATTTCCACACAAAGAACGCCGCCCTCCGGCATAGGGCCGTCAACCTTGCAACTGCCCCACACGCCCTCATCCAACCAACTGCCTCGACTACTGATAAACATATTTAGGTGAGCGCGTAGGAAACTGTCTTTCTTTGACACCGCCTGGAGCGCCTCAATCGTAATCGTTTTACCCAACGCAGGGTTCGCATAAATCCAGTTCTCAGGGTTACGCCAATCCCGATCACCAATACTCCACTCAGCAAAATAGAGACGCGACGACTCCTGCTTCTCAATCTCGTTAATAGCCGTTTCCCGCATATGTATCATCGCCACACTGGACTCATCCCCCGCTGTGCTCCAGCAACTCAGCAAGGGCGACTTACGCGCAATCTGCGAAGGCCGCAAAGCCTCCGACAAACACTTCTCAGACACATTGAAAAGTTCATCCACGACGATCAAGTCGTACGACCCACCATGCAAATTCGGAGACGCTGCACGAACCTCCCACATAGACCCATCAGGCATAGTCACCGACTTACGACCAAACGTCCGCATCGCCTTAGCACCAAACAAATCCACAAGCAAAGGAGCCAAACTATTAAAGATCGCCTCAGCACGATCCAAACGGTTAGCGACCGACAAGATGTTTTGAGGCTGGCCGCGCAACCTAGCGAAGTCCGTCAACCACCAACCGATCATCGCGCACAACCCAACCGACTTCCCGTTCTGACGCGCAGTACTGCATAAAGATTCACGAAACTGCAAATCACCATTCTCGTCGTGCGACAACTGACCAGACAACGCCAACAACTGCCACTCAAAAAGACAAATGTTTTGATACGTCTCTGCCCACTTCGCCACCTGGGGGCCATAAGACAGATTCGACAAGCCGGTCGTTTCCAATCTCGGTTTATAGTCGCTGAGCAGGGCAAATGCAGACTGGTTCCCGCCAGTTCCCGCCAGTTTAGCCTCAGGAGAGATCGTCAGAATCGGTTCGGGGGCTATCGTTGGCGAAATTAAAAAGTCTTTTGTCAAACTTTTGGCAATTCTTTTCTTGCGTTCTCCGTACGCTTGACCGCGCCGACTGTTGCAGGGTTTGCATACTGGTGCAAGGTTATGCATTTCGTGTGTGCCTCCTCGGTCGTATTCGAGGATGTGGTCTGCTTCTGTTGCGGGTTTGCCGCATAGGTAGCACTGGGGGTTGTCGCGTAATAGTTCGGCTCTGTTGTCTCGGTATTCCTTTGAGTTCCAGTGGCCGTGGTTCTTGGGTTTGTCTGTCATCGGGTTTCCTTTGGTTGGTGGTAATGGTAGGTCAAGTGCAAAGGTCAAGGGCTTTAGGTCAATTGATACTGACGCCCAAGCGGAAGGGCACCGCTCGGTTGTCCTCAAGTTACATGTGAGAGTTGGGTGGTTTGTGTCCCCCACTATTTTGACGCATGTCTCGTCTGGGAAGCCTGTCTAGTTGTGTTCGGTGGAAAACCCATCGCAATGTACGTTTGAACGCTGATCCTCTATGTCGAAGCATGGAGGTCTACCCTCGTTGCCGAGTGTTCCCATAGCAGGGGTCAGATTCCTGCAAGGGCTAGTGAACGCCTCTGTGCGCTCTGATGGTGTCAGTTGTAATTGGCGATCTTAGACGCGGGCTAGGTGTCAGATGTTGGAGGGGTTGATTGGTGACGTGCAAGGTAGTCGCCGAACGGACCTTTGACTTCAGTTATTAAGCCTCGGCGGATGTTTGCTTCGAGTGCACCAATCCCTGAGTTACAAGGGCCGCACAAGATATCTCTGTAGTTGTGCTTATTTATTTTTTCACCTTTTGTGTGGTCGTGGTCTATCTGCCAACTGCCTGGTCCTCCAGCACGATTCATATGGAACTGGCAACCGCAAACACCACATGAAGCCCTTTGATGCCATGCAAGTACTTGTGTCCAGGGTGCATTTATATGCCTCATTCTGATCATAAATGAGGTGACACATTCATGACATACGGGGTAAACCCTGTGACCTGATATTTCCTTTGAACATAGTTCGCATTGGGACGAACCTCTTTTTTCTTTTAGAAATCGTTTGTTGTATTGACGATTGTTTTCTACGCATCCAGTGCACCGGCAACCGTATTGATAGGCAGATGACTTTTTTAATTGTGGGTATTTGCAAAACGATTCTGTGTTGTTAACGAATAGTTCTAGTTGGTCTGTCATTGGGTGCTCCTGATAGTCGGGTGGATATTGCTTCTAGGTCTTTCGGTCGCCAGACGTGGACTTCGCATCCTGCGTCCTCCAGTGTGTTAATCCAATCCCATTGGGCCTCAGATACAACGCCTTTGGTGGCTTTCAATTCGACAAAGATTGTTCCTCGTGCTGAGTGTGTCATCACTAGGTCGGGGAAGCCTTGGTCGCCTGTGTTGGGTGTGATCCATTTGCCTGGGCGGATTTGTGCGGGTTGGGTGTGCATAACTTTCCAACGATGCAATTTAGCCAATGTTATAACGGCTTTCTGAAACTCTGCTTCAGATGGGTCAGCCACCGTTCATCAGCCGATCAATGATTTCGGACGCTTCACGTTTCGTGGATGGTGCTTGACCTTGGTAGTCCTTCGCTCGAAGCATCGCTAGTTGTTTTGCTGTTGGTCCTTCGCTGGATGAGCCGAGGGCCTGTGTGCGTTGCACTGCTTGTGTCAATGGTGCGTCACTTACGGCGGTTTCACCTTGCCGGTACACCTTGACCATCTCCTCCAGTGAGGCGCGTTTCTTTGACCCTTGGAACTGATAGTTAGCCAATGCGCGACCGATTGCCGAGGTCTCTGTATTTTCCATTGCACTGGTTTTGTTCACCATTGACGATCCGCGGACTTCCTCGGCGAATCCTGTAGTTGTCGGTACTGTGTCGCCAATGTCGGCGTATAGTTCCGCTTTCATGACGATTCGTGTTCCGTCGTCAACGATGATTTCGGTGATGATGCGTCCGCGTGGGCAGTCTTTCCAAAACAGTGGTAACCGTTCTGCTACTTCGGCGTAGTCGGCTGGGTTAAAACTCATGATTCCATGTCCTTAATGTGTCGGGCCTGTGCAGGCGTCTGGTTTTGAAATTGTTTGATGACTCGAATCATGGCGGAGCATCGGGCCGTTTCCTCCAATGTCATACCGACAAAACCGCCTTCCTCAGCACACGCTAAGCAGATACCGCGCAACTCGTTACGCATACGAATATCGCCAGTACGGAATGGTGCATCACAGATTTCGCAGTTCATTTGAACCCGCCCAGACGCATCGCCACGATAACATCCTGCGTGCTTTTGGTCAGATTGGACAAATAGACACCGTTCTCCTCAGCGACATAAGCCAACTCGGTAAGCGCCTTCCTGAGCATCGCTACATCGTCCCTTAGGCGTCCGATCTCCCAAGTTGCAGCCTTCATAGCAATGTCGGCTTTCGTAATCATGGCGGTCATTTCGGCTAATTGATCCATTACGGTCGGGTCTCCTCAATTTGTCGGTAGATGCCGTCACTATAGACCAGCGGTGTTGCATCTTTTGCTTTCATGGGTTTAGCCAGTTGCGTCGCAATGTAGTTCTTGGATCTGATTTTGCGACGGTCGTTCTCAGTCGTCCCAGCCCAAATACCGCGCTCATCGGGGTGCGATAGTGCATACGCCAAACATTCAACGTGCACTGGGCAAGCCAAACAGAACGGCTTGATTACATTGATGTTTCGTAGCGATTGCATACCGGAACTTGGAAAGAATAAGTCGAGTGGTAGGTCGTGGCAGGCGGCGTCGGTTTGCCAGTCGGGTCGGTAGATGTTCAACACAATTTCCACGGCTTCCAACCGCATCTGCCTGTTTCCTCTAGGTCGGAATACAGCAGGTAGGCAAACCTCAGGTTCAGGGTCGGGTCGGACATCGCTTCAGCAAACGGCATATTAAACAATTGCTCAACGTACTTAGTGTGGATTTGGTTGATTTGCGCGACGCCGTGGTCATGACCGTTAAACCATTTCACTAATTCAGGGTCACTAGACAGCGGCGTAATGTTTAAACACCTTGTTTCCTTCCACAGCAGGCGACCCAGTTTTTCTAGTGTCTCAGTGTTATTCGGCCAGCCGACCGTGATTGCAGTCTGAAACCATTCTTGACATTTGGTGTCAGGGTGGAAGTCAGCGAGGCGGGTAAACGGGACGGTGCTTGAAGTGCTCGTCGTGCTGGTCGTGGTGCTAGTTGTGGTTGTCGCTGTCAATTCCTCTGCGCGGTCCTCCAGTTGCTGGGGTGTCAAGTCCTGCAATGTGATTGTCTGCTTGGGTGCGATACTGAGGTCGGCGGTTGTTTCTTGTACGCCTGTGATTGCCCATAGTGCGCATATCCCATAAGTGCCAAGTGCTAAAAGTGCTAGTCGTTTAAGGTTCATTTAGTAATCCTCTGTTAAGTCCGCAACTGATTTGCGGGTACTGAAAAAGCCTTCAAATATCGGGTTTTCTTGCATAATCTCACGAGCCATAAAAGCGCGGTAATTGTTATTGA